ACAAATAACGTGGGCTGTATTATATAGCATACCTTCGTTAGCTAATATTTGAGCAAAGTCATTTATTGCTGTCCTATTAGAGTAGAACTCGGCAACCTGCTGACCATTATACATGTTTATTATATGAAAAGCTGAGTAATCTCTATCCCTACCTAGAGAAGTATCACAGGCAATTAGGTAGCTATAGTGAGGTTGTGGGTCCTGCCACACGCGCATTCGGTTGTTGTACTTGGTAAAATACTCCTCACTGGTTTGCTGGGCTACATCTTTTAGGATTTCTCCTTCAATATAGGTGTCACCCGTCCCTAAAAAGCTACACTCATACTCTTGTAGCCATTGCTTCGTGGGCATGTTGGCTTTTGTAGTTTCTTCCCACTTGTGGATATCCAACTCAGCCTCGGCCATCTTTTCGTATAAGTGCTCAAAGCCAGGAGTGAAGTTATACTCTGGGTGTTCTTGCCATCGAATGTCTATGGGGTGGAACGAGTTTTCCCCATCCAAAGCTTTCTGATAGACCTCATGATACCAGTTACCGATACCGTTGACAGTAGAAAGCACGAAAGCACGACCACCTGTAGAAATGATCGGATAAACAGCAGCCCAAATAGAATCAATATTTTCAATGAATGCAGCCTCATCAATAATTAGTAGGGATCCAGCAAGTGATCGACCCGACTGCTTACCAGAAGGTCTCGATTTAATTACAGAGTTTGTTTGAAGCTTGAGCGTGTGTTTGTTGTCCTCGATAATTCCTGGCTTCAGAAAGTCTGGAAGCTCGTCATACATTAGCTTGATTCTGTCCAGTACCTCAGTAGACTCGGCATCACCTTTAGAAAGAATAACTACAGACTTATGCTTCTGGAATATGATAGTCCACAAGGACCAACCTGCGGCAATAGTAGTACATCCCGCCTGACGAAACTTACGCAAAATGTTGAATCTATGATCTTTAAGATCTCCTAGAATCCTTTCTTGAAAAGGATAAAGCTTGAAAGGTACTAAACCTCGTACTGGGTGCGTTACTTTAATGTAATTTGATATAAAATATATCGGGTCGTCCGCACACTTCTTAAATTCTTGTAATAATCCTTCGTTTTCCATGAAAAATCCTTTTATATAGTATATTATAGTATATGAATACTTACGCTGTTATATGTACTAGATCAAGAGAAGATATTTCTCCGGTAGCTCATTCGTTACTAGGTTATTTTACATCCTTAGGTATAAAAGTATTACTGCTGTGTAATCAAGGATCTATTTTTTCCGCTTACGCTACTGCTTTTAAAAAAGCAAAACCTTCTCCTGAAGATTTATTTATCTTCTGTCATGATGATATTGAAATCCATGAGCCAAAAGAAGACTTTTTAGATAAACTTAAAGAAGAAACGGAGCCCACGGATGTAGGTTTTGTTGGTCCAGCAGGAACTACCTATTTAGGAAAAGACGCTGTGTGGTGGGACCACACTAAATGGAGAGAAGGAAAGCATAGAGGTAGAGTATTTCATGTACACCCAGACACAAAAGGCCCCGTAGACACTCTTTACGGCTTTCCAGGACCCGTTGTAGCCCTTGACGGCCTATTCTTATCCGCTAGAGCCAGGACTATCTCCCAAATAGGCTTAGATAAGCCAGAATACTTTGAAGGTAAGTGGGATTTCTATGATATTCACTACACAACGAAGGCATTCCTAGAAGGGTTCACCAATAAAGCTATAGATGTCAAAATTATTCATCACTCTTTAGGTGAATTGGCCGGTAGAGACTCTTGGCACAAAAATAGAGAGGCATTTATCTCAAAAACTGAGTTGCCTCTCCAAATAAAAGAATAAATCTACAGAATCACTCTTCAGTTTTCTTTTTTATTGTTTTCTTTACTTTCTTCGCGGTTTTTTTGGGTTCAATGACCTCTTCAACGGGTTCAATGACCTCTTCAACTTTAGCCTCAACTGTTTTTTCTTCTAGTGGCCCATACTTTTTAACACAGGCTTCAAACCTTTTAGTACCTGGGCGAATATGCCCCGCGAGATATTTTTTCTTTAGCATGTCATTTAATCCTATCGTTACGATTTTGATTTTTAAAGCTCTTTCCGAACTTTCTCTTATTATCTAGTATAGTTAAGTAGGTAAGTTTCTTTTTAAAGTCTTCTTGCTTCTCGAAAAACCTACCATCCTTGTTTCTGTATTGTTTTCTACTTAAAGTTTTTCTTCTCAAGATAAGGTAGTTCGGCTAATAATCTCACCAGTTACCCCGTCGATCACAATCTCTTCACCAGGACAATGCATAGGAACATTCTTAAATACTTGCTTGCCCTCGGAGTCTGCTGCTAGGAAGACCTGAACATTAATGTCCTCAGCGACACAGTTGCGAACAACTATACGCTTGGTCTTTGTGTTACCCATAGCTCCGTAGTCCTTGTCAATGCTGATCTTGTTATAAGAAGAGTCTCTAGCAATAAAGCAGGAGTCTTCAATCAAGATCTCTTCAATAGAACGAAGAGAGCATATAGCCCGATCGCCTTTCGTGAAATCGAACAGACTGTTCTTAATGTGAACGCGATCCATCATGCAGACATCTTTGATAGGAGCGTTCTCGCCCGTAGGCGTAACCACAAGAGCACCCGTAGACTTCTTACCGTCAGAGCGAGCCTCAGGCCAGTCACAGACAAAGGAGCAGTTCTCGACTAGAAGCTCACCTGGGAACTCGCTGCACCCTGGGTGGAAGAACGTAGCGTTGAAGCTAGGTCTGTCGCCCTTGTAAGCGTTGTCCACAAAGTGGCTGTCTCTAATAACGTGTGACGGCTTTGCAGAGTAAGGTAGGCAATCTGGGTCATACTGCTGATAAGCTCTCTCACGGTGAGCCCACTGTGCGCCTTGTGAGCCGCAGCGCAAGAACGAGCAACTGTCTATAAGCGTACTGCCGTAGTTCGACACATAAAAACCATGCTCGCGCGGGATGTCCGTGAAATCACAATCAATAAACTCGCGGAGGCTAGAGTTGTACTCGCGCGTGCCCCACTTGAGTTGCCGTGCAAGCTCCGGTAGAAGCTCAGGAGACACTCCGATGTTCTTCCAGGTATATTTTCCTGGACGAGGCGTCGGATAGTTCTGATGCAGGTTAGAGGACCATTGAGTGTATCCCTTAGGAACAACAGACTCCAAGTTCTCTTTGAGTAGATCACCTTCCGTCCAGTCACCTCGTTTTACATCACCAATAGCTCCAACAGAAGTCCGAGGAGCCCTCTCGGCTCTCATGGCAGGTAGAGCTACTAACTTGTTTTGCGCCGCCGAATTTTCAGCACAGTTCAGAGCTATAAAATCAAAGCTAGGAGGAGGTACAGGAGGATCAATCTCAATTACATAAGATACCTCTTCACTCCAAGCAGATGCATGAGCTTCACCATCAGCATTGTAGCCATAACCACGAATCCGATAAATCCAAACAGATTCAGCATCAGCGTAATCTTCAGAGATTATATCCGACCAACCATCAATAGCTTCTTTGGTTAGACTTTTCCAATTACTTATCTCAGGATCTTCCGCTCTCCTCTGAACTTGTACTCCAGGCGTTTCACGGGGTAGCGGCATACTCCAACTAAGGGATACCGTCCGACCTCTACCTTGGACTCTAAAGTTCGCTGGAAGAACAGGGCGCGGAATAATTGGTCCGGGCGGCGGAATAAGCCCTTCTTGGTATGCATCAAAGATCTCTGTTACTTTCTCAGAGTAGGCATCGAACTCGCTCTTAAGAGCATCTACATATTCATTTCTTTCAGTCATAATTAAGTCTCCTTATCCTTTGTCCTATTTCTTAGAAGATTCTCCCCTATAAGAATCAGATCTTGTAACGTCGGCAGCATGAACCTGATCATGCATATCTTTGTTCTCAGACCGCACACCCTTCGGAGAATTCGTACCTGTCGGATCAAGTAGGTTTTTTTTAGCTCTCGCCGCACGACCAGCTACTACATTTTTTCGTCGATCCAAGCGCCGCTTCACAGTTTTATTATTCGCTAATACCGCAGGAGAAATCACCTCAGCTAAGATATGTCCGATCTGTTGATAGCCTTCTTTGATCGGTCTAACCTTCTGAGCAACTTTGCCCGCAAAGTGTGACAATCTACCTCTTACAGCCGCTCGCCTTTCCTTACCACTCGCCTCGTCAGACTCTCCCTTCTTGTACTGATTACTAGCAAATTTATCTAACTTGTCAGCAATCTTGGTGCGGATCTTACCAAACATCGCCTCATCTATGGTGCTTCCAATTCGTTGGTACGCTTCCTTGACACAAGAACCCTTGCTATATGGGACCGAACCAGCTTTAGGCTTGTAACCCGTCCAGCAACGCCCCTTCTTCTT